TAGAGGCCGTAAGGTCTGGGTATTCAGGAAGGCGGAAGTATGGGATTCTTCAGACAAGCCACCATGCAGTACGGACCCCAAGCCAGATACGAGGATCCTTCCCTGAGGAAGCACAACGGTCCTGCTACTCCTGGCACCATGCACATCAGCTACCAGAACGGCTCCCTGAAGGAGCAGGAGGACCGATTCCACTGCAGGGATCACGACATCACCGTCGACCAGACTGGTGCACTGCAGTACATTCAGATCTTGCACGATGACATGTCCGTCCAGATCATTCGTTCTCCTTACCTGAACATTCACTTCTTCCCCGACTAGGAGTCCTGTGGACCTCAAGCTCCCGCTCAATGACATCTTCGGTCCAACGATCCAGGGCGAAGGTCCGTACATGGGCCGAGTTGTGAACTTCATCCGCCTGGGACTCTGCAATCTGCACTGCCTCCAGTGTGACACGAAGCAGACATGGGACAAGTCGCAGTACGACCTGGCCAAGGAGAACCCTGCCACCGAAGCCGGCGAGATCCTGGAGCGTGTCGAAGCTCTGGAAGGGTTTCAGAACGTTGTAGTCATCTCCGGCGGTGAGCCGCTGATGCATCAGGATAGGGCAGGCTTTCGGCATCTCCTCAGAGGCCTTCTCAAGCTGAATTACTACGTTCACATCGAGACCAACGGAACGCGCCTAGTACGACCTGAGATTGCCGATCTCATTACACACTTCTCCGTTTCGCCGAAGATCACCTCCGCACTCGTGTCGTCCGCCGACGAGACGTCGAAGCGCATCAAGATGCCCGTGCTACGGCAGTTTGCAAACTATGCCTTGCTGGACAAGGCGTGCTTCAAGATCGTCTGCGCGATGCCTGAGGATGTCGAAGAGGCAAACAGCCTCCGTAAGGAACTGAGACTCTTCGAAGAGAAGTTCTGGATCATGCCCGCAGGAGTGACTCCAGAGGAGACCGACGCCAGCACGGCACGGATCCTTCCCACCGTTCTGAAGTTGGGCATGAACTTCTCTCCGCGCCTGCATATCTTGACCGGGGTTAAGTGACATAAAAGTCACCGTTGATTTCCCCTGATGAGACCCTATATAATAGATATGTAAGTAAGTCAGTGAACCAAGTGAAAGGTTCGAGCGAAATGCTCCTGACTGTTCAGGACTACATCGACGCGAAGCTGGTGCACTCGTTGCACACCAGTGAGTCGAAGTCCTTCCGCGGATGTCGACGCAGGTGGAACTGGATCTTTCGTGAGTTCTGGTACCCTCGTACGACGGCCAAGCCGCTCGAGTTCGGTACTGCCTACCACGTAGCCATGGAGAAGTTCTACTCTCCGGAGCTTTGGGACAAGCCCCGAGACGTAGTTACGGAACTAGCTATCCAAGCCTTCCGCAGTAAGTGCCAACACCAGCTTGACGAGTACTGCGACAAGAACAACATCACCCTGCGAGATGTCGACTCGGAGATCAAACAGGACTACGAAGAGCGTATGGCTCTGGGCGAGGGTATGATTCGATACCACGCTGAAGAGGTCTCACCCGAACTTGACAAGGATCTGATTCCTCGCAAGGTCGAAATCGCCTTCGAAGTTCCGGTCACCAACCCTGATACTGGTGAACAGCTCTGGTGCGTGTGCGACACTTGCTGGGCTCGCTACACTGCGTACATGCGTACGATACATTCGGATCTCGACAGCATCGTCGGCAAGTTGTTCAACTGCAGCTGTCGTAGCTGGGAAGAGCATCTCGGGTACTGGAAGGGCCTGCCTGTCACCTACGGTGGTCGCATCGACGCTATCTTCGAAGGCGTCGATGGTCGCTACTGGGTTGTGGACTGGAAGACCGCAGCACAACTCGCCGGTGATCGTGACGAGTTCCTGCTCATCGACGACCAGGTCACCCGCTACTGTTGGGCCCTGTGGAGTATTGGAATTCGCATCGCCGGCTTTATCTACCACGAACAGAAGAAGGGCTTCCCTGAGGCGCCGGAACCCCTGTCGCGGCGCCGACTCGGATGCCTGTACAGTGTGTCGAAGAGTCAGAACACCAACTACGACCTGTACAAGAAGACGGTCGAAGAGAACGACAACGGCGCCTACGTGATGGGTTGCTACGATGAGTTCTTGGAGTGGCTGAAGGAAAACGGAGGCGTCTTCCACCAGCGACACACTATCCACAGGAACGAGACAGAGCTGAAGCAGGCTGCCCGGAACGTCTACTTCGAAGCGCTTGACATGACTAACCCTGACCTGTTGATCTATCCTAACGCAGGTCGCTTCGGTTGCAACACGTGTGCCTTCCGTCAGCCATGCATCGGTGTGAACCAAGGCGAGGACTACCTTTATACGCTGCGAACGATGTTCGACAAGCGTCGATACCACTACTGGGAAGACAAGCAGCCGAGTACGGATTCCAAGGGTAACGAGTGATCTACCGCCTTTACTGCCTGGTGTGTGTTCTGACTTTAGTCATCGTCTTTACGTACGGAGCGTACCGTGTCTGAGCTTTTAACCCCTTCTTCATTTGCGGGCCTTAAGGTCGTCAAGGCAGGCAGACGTGAGTCCAACCTGAACATCCTGATCTATGGCGACAGTGGCGTCGGTAAGACGCGCTTGGCCGGATCTGCCGACGACGTTCCTGAGATGCGATCCGTTCTAGTTGTGGACTTCGAAGGCGGCACCGAGACCCTGAAGCACTCCTATCCCAACTGCGACACAGTGCGTGTGGAGAACTGGAAGGAGATGCAGGCCGTCTACGACGAGCTGTATGCGAGCAACCACAAGTATCGTACAGTCATTCTGGACTCGTTGACTGAAGTCCAGAAGTTCAACATGTACAATATCATGCAGAAGCTCATCGAGGAAAAGGGCGAGAGCCGCGACGTCGATGTGCCGTCGATGCGTGAGTGGGGCATCAACCTGGAGCAGATGCGGAAGTTCGTTCGTGCCTTCCGTGACCTGAAGGTCAACACGATCTTCACCGCATTGATGAAGTCCGATAAGGACAACAAGACAGGCCTGACCGTCAAGGAAGTCTCCCTCTCAGGCAAGTTGGCCAAGGAGGTCGCAGCGTTCCTTGACATCGTAGTGTTCATGTACATGCGAGAGATGGAAGTCAACAACGAGACCAAGCAGACGCGTCTCCTCCTCTCGCAAGCTACGGACACTTGTACGGCTAAGGACCGTACCGGAAAGCTCCCCCAGGTCATGATCGAACCGACCATGGCGGAGATCATGAAGTACATCAACGACAACGAAACAGTCAACGCCTAAAACAAGGAAACCAAAAATGGGACTGAAGGTCAATTTCTCTTCGGAGGAAGCCTCTTCCGAGGCGCGCTCCGTCGAGCTGCTTCCTCGCGGTGAGTACCACGTGAAGATCACCGACGTGGAAGACCGTGAGTGTGGCCCGGACAGCAAGAACCCGGGCAAGCCTTACTGGGGTATGCAGTTCACTGTTCAGGATGGTCAGTACGAGGACCGTAAGATCTGGACGAACTGCATGCTCTTCTCGCCCGCACTCTACACCCTGTCACAGCTGATGAAGGCCCTGGGTTACAACATTCATGAGGGTGACTTCGAGGTTCCTGATGGTGAGGACCTGATCGGTCGGGACGTGGTCGTGACTGTTCGGGTCAAGCCTGCGAGCAAGGGCAAGGACGGCCAGGAGTACGACAAGCGCAACGAGGTCATGGGTATCAAGCCTTGGGTCGAAGGTATGACTCTCGGCGCAACGTCGGGTACGACCACGAAGAAGGCTGGCTCCCTCCTGCCGTAACCGTCCTGAAGTGAGCGGGGCTCTCCCCGTCAGCGGATTCCTTAAACGACCGAATATGGTGCCGCTCACTTCCTTAAGTCCGAGAGGGATGGTAAGTGCAAATTCACACCTCTTTCTTCTCCCATCTCTTCGGGCAGGCGGAAGGGTATTTGTGCATTGCGTACCTCCAGGCAGGGATGAAAAACTTCCAGGAAGAGTTCTACGCCTGGCCTGCTGAGATGGCCAAGGTCGGACAACGTGTCGACCTCATGTCCGCAACACACAACGTTTACTTCTGTCCGCAGCTCCTATCCCGCCCCAAGAGAAATAAGGACAGCGTTGCTACTTGCACCAACGCTTGGTCCGATCTCGATGAGTGTCATCCGAGCAACTGCCTTGTAAAGCCTACGTTTGCAGTTGAGACCTCACCCAATCGTTACCAGGCGTATTGGGCCTTCGAGGACCCGGTCGATCCTTTCGATGCGGAAAGCCTTAGCAAGCGCATTGCATACTACCATGCATTCCAGGGAGCTGACAAGTCAGGCTGGGATCTGACCCAGCTGATGCGTGTACCTGGTACCTACAACAGGAAGCCGGAGTACGACAATGTTGCTGTTAGACTTATCGATCACCGTGCCAACAAGTACCGAGTGGATGACTTCACACGATACCCAACACTGGCTGAGACCTCAGGTGTAGAAGAGCAACTCCCAGAAGCTCTGCCTAACTTCACAGGTGAAGAGCTCATCGAGAAGTACGACAATGACCTACCTCCACAGGCTTTCGTACACTTCTCCATGGAGCCCGACAAGGGTGTCGATTGGAGTAAGACCCTGTGGAATCTGGAAATGATGTGCTTCGAGGCAGGCCTCAGTAAGGAAGAGGTCTTTATCGTC